CTGTATAGTTTGATTTTTGTTACTCAACCGATGAATGGTATGAGTCCAGTAGATAATAAATTCTTTGAACTCATTATTCCAGTGGCAACATTCTTGACAGGTACATTATCAGGTATCATGTTGGCAGGTGACGATAAAGAACTAAGAGCAAAAGCAATTGATGCTGCTGCTAGACCTTATACACCACCACCAGAACCCCCATCAGTTGCAAAAGCACCTGAAGCAGTTGTGAATTCTGTATCAGTTGGTGCGGGTGGTGTCATGACTACAACAGCAGCAGTTACACCAGCAAAAACTGGTGAATGGGTTTATATGGAAAATGGTACAGTATCACAAGGATTCGGTGGCAAACCAGCCCCAACACAACCCCCACATCCGGAGATTTAAATGAAAAAAGAACTGCTAGTTGCTTCTATGATTTTGTTTCTACTCTTTGCACCTTTGACCAAAGCGGCATTTGCTGCCGAGACAAAAAAGGTATGTGTCAAAGAGTTGGATAGCAAAACCAAAAAAGAAAAAGAAGTCTGTAAAACAATCAAAGTGCATAAGAAATTAGAAGGCACGGAAATACCTACTAAGAAATAAAATGCTACAAGATGCTGACGAAATAACATTAAAGGTAGATGTGAGTGTGTTGAAAGAAAAAGTCAACACACTTACCATTCTTTGTGATAAGATAGATAGAGTTATTGAGAAACTTGCGGATAACCAATTGGATCTGGCTGGTCAAATTTACCAAGACATGGACAAGAGAAAAGAGCAAACCGTGAGTGACATCAAAGAACTACATTCCAGAATCACTACTACCGATAGAAATCTATCCGATAAGATAGAACTTACCGAACGTAGAATCATGGACGAAATCAAAGCACTACGGGAATGTATTGATCAGCATAATGAAAAAGAAGAATCTGACATGCAAAAACTATCACAGTGGAGGTGGATGATTGCTGGTGGTGTGATGGTATTTGCATGGTTAGTTTCCAACGTCAAACTTGAAATGTTGGGTAAACTTTTTCAATAATTTGACTTTTTTGAGTAGTAGTGTTATTATGGTTGTATGTCTCTTTCTACTGATATAAAATATGTTCGATTGATATCTTCCCGTTTGCGTAACTTCAAACAAAAGAATACCAATCTATGGAATTTTTCCTGCCCATTCTGTGGTGATTCCCAAACAAACAAACTAAAAGCCCGTGGTTATGTTTTTGCCAAGGGTAATGATCTTTTTTATCGTTGCCATAACTGTGGAGCAGGTACGAATGTTGCCAATTTACTCAAGCAAGTCGATTCTTCATTACATGGAGAGTACATACTTGAAAGATACAAATCAGGTGAATCCAATACATTCGTCCGCAAAAGCAACACTGCACCTACATTCAATATACCATCACCACGATTTGGTAAACCAGAAAAGCAAAAGGTATTCGAACACGCAGAATGGATATCGGATTTGCCAAGTGGACATTTTTGTCTAAACTATGTTGAGAATCGGTACTTACCAAAAGAGATATGGAATCTATTGCTCTTTACCAATAAGTATAAAGAGTTTTGTGATACACTGATACCTAATCATGGCAAGACAGTCATTGATGATGCACGATTGATTATACCATTCTTTGATAGACACAATCAATTGATAGCAGTGTCTGGTCGTGCATTGGAAACATCCGATAAGACTCTTCGTTATGTAACACTACGTACCAATGATAGTGATGACAAACTTATCTATGGTATGGATAGAGTTGATTTGTCCAAGACTGTGTATCTGGTTGAAGGTCCGCTAGATAGTTTATTTCTAAAAAATTGTGTTGCCTCTGGTGATGCAAATTTATCATTGACCGCAAAAAATATTTCAGCAAATAAATTGGTGCTAGTATTTGATAATGAACCAAGAAATAAAGAAGTGTGTAAGTTACTTGAAACTGCTATCAAATCGAATCATTATGTGGTTATCTGGCCAGACAACATGGAGGGCAAAGATATCAATGAGATGATACTAAATGGGTTTTCAAATGGCGAAATCCAAGATATCATAGATAGTAATACATTTTATGGTTTGGAAGCAATAGCAAAGTTTACATTTTGGAAGAAATTATGAACGTGAAATTGATTGGTATTACTGCACCTTTCGCAGGGCACAACTCTGCTGAAGATATGATTGTTTACATGGCACGGGTATCTAATCCGAGCAATCAAAGCATGACACGAGGTGACGAAAAACTTATTCGTTATCTCATCAAAAATCAACATTGGTCACCATTTGAAATGGTCAACGTTGTTATGGAAATAAACACTACAAGAGATATAGCAAGGCAAATTTTGCGCCACCGTAGTTTTGCCTTTCAAGAATTCAGTCAGAGATATGCTGAAGTAGATTTTGGCACGGCAGGTGAGAATTGGGCAGAACGTGAAGCAAGATTGCAAGATACAAAAAATAGACAGAACTCTATCGAGACTGATGATTTAGGATTGCAAGAAACATGGAAAACCCAACAGAGTTATGTAACATACGCAGCAGAGAAAGCATATCGTTGGGCGTTAGATAATGGCATCGCAAAAGAACAAGCAAGAGCGGTGTTGCCAGAAGGTCTTACAAAATCAAGACTATACATGAATGGTACACTTCGTTCATGGATACATTACTGTCAATTGCGTATGGCAAATGGCACACAAAAAGAACATATGATAATAGCAAATGAATGTTGGTCTATTATAAAAGAGCATTTTCCAAATGTGGCTATGGCACTGGAGAAAGATTTTAACGATTATGGAGTTTAAAAATGAAAGATAATTTAGAAATAACACTTGATGATTTTGTATTAGAATATCCAAATTTTGTTAGTACAGAATATTGTGAAGAAGTAATAAATTATTTTAATAAAATGAATCATGCAGGATTTGCATATGACAGAAAAAGTTATGGTAGAAAACCACATACAGTATCAGACACAGCATTAGGTTTACATGATTATCAAACATTAAAATTTATTGGAACGGGTGAATTGAACCGAGTTTTCGTTGAGACTTTTTTTAAAGATGCGTACACAAAATATATTGACAAATATAGTATAATTGATAATTTTCCACCACATTCGATTTTTTATAATAAAGTTCAGAAATCCGTCATAGGTGAAGGATATCATGCATGGCATTGTGAAGATTCATCGAGGGAAACTTCAACAAGAATTTTAACTTATATTTTATATTTAAATGATATTGCTGAAGGTGGAGAAACTGAGTTTTTATACTATCCTCGAAGAGTTAAAGCAAGAGCAAGAAAACTTGTTCTATTTCCAGGAGGATTTACACACACTCATAGGGGTAATCCTCCTTTAAGTAATGACAAATATGTTATAACCGGATGGGTAGATATCACATAATAACGGAGAATAAATGGTAGATATTAGCAGCATTAAGATTGATTTAGATCGTGACAAATTATTTGATGAGTTGGGAATTAAACGATTACAAGAATCGTACATGAAAGAGGATGAGAAGTCGCCACAAGAGAGATTTGCCTATGTTTCAAAAGCATTTAGCAGTAATGATGAACATGCTCAAAGGTTGTATGAGTACAGTAGCAATCACTGGTTATCTTATTCTACTCCTATTCTCTCTTTTGGTCGTAGTAAGCGTGGGCTTCCTATCTCTTGTTTTCTACCTTATTTGGACGATTCCGCCGAAGGTTTGGTCAACACATTATCGGAAGTAAATTGGTTATCAATGCTAGGTGGCGGTGTTGGAATTGGTCTTGGGATTCGTTCGGCAGACGATAAATCGGTTGGAATCATGCCACATCTTCGCACATATGACGCATCATCTCTTGCTTATCGACAAGGTAGGACTCGTCGTGGTAGTTATGCTGCATATCTTGATATTAGTCATCCTGACATTATCAACTTTCTTGAAATGAGAAAGCCTACGGGTGATCCAAATCTCCGTACATTAAATCTCCATCACGGTATTAATATTACCGATGACTTCATGTTGTTGATTGAGAAAGCGATGCTCGATCCAGAGGCAGATGATTCGTGGGAGTTGAAAGATCCACATACACAAGAGGTGCGTGAAGTTGTATCGGCACGTGAGTTATGGCAACGCATCCTTGAAACACGTATGCTCACAGGTGAACCATACATCCACTTCATCGATACAAGTAATCGATTAATGCCAGAGTTTCAGAAGAAATTAGGATTATCAATCAAACAGAGTAATCTTTGTTCTGAAATTATTTTACCAACAGACAAACAAAGAACTGCCGTATGCTGCTTATCTTCAGTGAACTTGGAGTATTATGATGATTGGAAAAATGATAAACTTTTTCTGCGGGACGTTGCAGAGATGTTGGATAACGTACTTCAGCACTTTATTGACAATGCTCCTGATGCTATCAGCAGAGCGAAATTCTCTGCTATGCAAGAGCGCAGCATTGGTGTGGGCGCTCTTGGTTTTCATGCTCTTCTTCAGAAGAAAAATATCGCATTTGAGTCGGCACTAGCAAAATCAATTAACATGCAAGTGTTTAAACACATTAGAGGAAAACTAAACGATGCAAATCTTGAACTCGGTAATGAACGTGGTGAGGCACCAGATGCAAAAGGTACCGGACAGCGTTTTAGTCACCTTATGGCTATTGCTCCTAATGCTTCCTCTTCTATTATTATGGGCAACACCTCACCATCTGTCGAACCTTATAGAGCAAATGCATATCGCCAAGACACTCTTTCTGGTTCATATCTAAACAAGAATAAGTTTTTAAATAGTGTTATAGAAAGACATTTGAATCCCGATCCTGGTGGTACAATTGCTACAGAAGATTACAATGAAATCTGGTCATCTATTATTGCAAACGATGGTTCAGTTCAACATTTAGATTGGATGGAACAGTATACCAAAGATGTATTCAAAACATCTATGGAAATTGACCAACGATGGGTTGTTGAACATGCAGCAGATAGACAGAAGTATATTGATCAAGCACAATCTATCAATTTATTTTTTAGACCTGATGTAAATGTAAAATATCTTCATGCTTGTCATTTCTTGGCATGGAAGCAAGGACTGAAAACGTTATATTATTGCCGTAGTGAGAAGTTAGCAAAGGCAGACAAAGTATCCAAAAAGATTGAACGAAATATTATTCAAGAGATTGACTTAAAATCTATAGCGGATGGAAATGAATGCCTTGCATGTGAAGGGTAGAATCGCCCTATTTGTACATCATCCACGCTGTTCTATACAGTCGGTTAATGGCATCATCAAATCGTTAGAGGAGCATTATGTTTTCAAAACTTTCACTAAACACGAAATTGAAGATGGCTTCTTTGACGATGTGGATATCGTGTGTTTTTCTGGTGGCATCGGTGATAGCGATGCCTATGATTTTTTGTTTAGAGATAATGGGGATAGTATCCGTAGGTACGTACAAAATGGTGGTAGATATCTTGGAATCTGTATGGGTGCTTATTGGGCTGATCGTCATTATTTTAATCTGCTGGACGGGGTCACTTGCGACCAGTATATTAAGCGACCTAATACCTGCACCCGAAGATACTACAGTAAAGGAATTGAATGTAACTGGAACGGCACTACTGATAGGTTCTTCTTTTACGATGGACCTGCATTTGTTGGAGACGAATCAAATTTTGAAACCATTGCCAGGTACACAAACGGCGATCCAGCAGCAATTATCGAAGGACGTATAGGATTAGTTGGACCACACTTGGAAAGTCAAGAGTTTTGGTATGACAAACCATACCTACACAAGTATTGGCACAAAGACACACACGGCAAATTACTGTTGGCTTTTGTGAACAGATTGATGGAGAAATGATATGATAATATTAGAATTATTGATTGGCGGATTTTTTTCCGCACTTGGTTGGTGGGGTGCAAATCATTATGTTGTAGATGTATACCTAGAACCTAAAACAAAAATAGAGAAAGATGTAAATGACAAATAAAGACTATACAGATTTTACCGTACAGAAACAGGTGTTATTGGATTATTTGCAAGTGATGATTGCAATTGAAGATTGGCATGGTGTATCGGATGTTGCAAACGACCTTCGTGAATTGGAAGCAAAAAACAATAACAACTATAAGAGCAAATAGGATGATCAAAAAACAGCAAGTAAAATTAACAGATGAACGAACAGCATTCAAACCATTTGCCTATCCATGGGCATACAACTCATGGTTACAACATGAACAGTCACACTGGATCCACACTGAAGTACCGATGCTTGAAGATGTTAAGGATTGGAAGAATAAACTATCGAAAGACGAAAAGAATTTTCTCACTCATGTATTCAGATTTTTTACTCAGGGTGACATTGATGTTGCAGGTGGGTATATTAATAATTATCTACCTTATTTCCCTCAACCTGAGGTGAGAATGATGCTGCTAGGTTTTGCGGCACGTGAGGCATTACATATTGCAGCATACTCACACTTGATTGAAACACTAGGTATGCCAGATACCACATACTCAGAATTTCTAGCATACCAAGAAATGAAGGACAAACATGATTACGTTCTTGATCTTAGCACACAGAGTGGCGATAGGGCTACTACTGCTACTCACATTGCAGTATTCTCTGCTTTCACCGAAGGGATGCAACTATTCAGTTCCTTTATCATGCTACTTAACTTCCCTAGACAGGGCAAGATGAAAGGCATGGGACAAATCATTACTTGGTCTATTGTAGATGAAACACAACATGCCGAGTCGATGATTAAACTGTTCCGCACATACATTGAAGAGAATA